TAAAATAGTTTTTGTAAGTTAATGAGTTAGTAAAAAACGAAGTTAAAATTTATCTAAAAATAAATAGCTTTGGCGAGCAAGAAAATTGATAGATATAAGGTTTTATCAAGGTTTTTAATTATGCTTTCATTTTACACCTTAGTGTAAAAGTTGTCAAGTATTTTATAAAATAATTTACTAACTCTTTAACTCTATTAAAAATAAAAGGAGGAGGTAATATGAGTCAGCAGCATCATAAATGGATCAACCTCGTAAAAGAGCGTATTGAAAAACGTGGATGGTCGCAGACAGACCTAGCTATTGTGGTCGGGGTTAGCCCATCAGCCATCACACAGTTGCTTAAGGATGGAAAAGGGAGCGATGACTTGAAACTTCGCATCAATAAAAAGTTGCGGATCAGTGAGTCATGGGAAAAATTTGAGTAGGAGGATAGCATGAACGAACTAGAAAAAAACAGCCCTCAATGAAGTATTGAGGACGGTTAGACTTATAAATCAAAAAGTTGCTGAGGTTGCTGAACTTCAAAGTCAGCAAGAGCCGGCTATTTCTTATCTTCGGGGAATAATGGATGGTTCTGTGTCCGATTGAGTATCTCTTGAGCTTGTTGAATCAATGACTGATTGTCGATTTGCAATGGTTTGAAATCAAAATCATGCTTATTTACGATAGGAGAATGAGACTGTTGCTTTTCTAATAGATTAAGTATCTTGTTTAGCTTTTTGGTCAAATTGTCATTGAGATCGTCAAGTGTAAGACTTCTTTCAATACGACTCTCAGGCATTTCGAAGTTTTCAAAGCTTTTCATTTTAGCTTTCAATTCCCTTTTGGATTGCTCTATTTTCCCAACAGAAAGGTTATAGAAAACGGTTCTTTGAGATATAACATCAAAAGGAAGTTTGTTGCCTATTTGTATGATAGGAACCAAAGGGAGTTCTAATGCTTGTCGAAATCCTAATTCATAAAATGCGTTTGGATTGTGTCCTGTCATATCTGCTACAACCATAGGGGCAGTTTTAAGATAGTTGATGATAGTTTCATTGATATTATCTACTGCATCTACTTGGTCAACTCGTACTGGTTTATATCCTAATTCCTCACAGACTGGGCCTATCAGGTAAGAAAAAACCTCATCTGCTCTATCTCTAGTATCGGTTCCGGATTCACCAATAGCAGTTACAATAAAACAAATTTTTTCAGTCATGTTTTTCTCCGATCGTTTTTATTTTGATTATACCATATTTGAAAGGGGGTGAAGTATATGACTGAAGAAGAAGCAATTGAATTATTGAAATTCTTAATGACAGACTATGAGCGAGGGTATTTAGCTGGATTAGTTAGCGGACTTTCAATGTTTTTGAAAATTTTAAAAAAGCAGAGTAAGTGCCCTGCTTTCATCAAATTATTTTGGTAACTTATCTACGGCTTTTTGAAGCTCCGTGATACCATCAATAGCTCTAGCGATATTCTGGAAATCAACTTCTCCTGTAAGGAATTTTGAAGTGATATCTACTTGCTGGCTTTGTTTTAAGGCATCCAGTTTTAATTCATGTTCTTTTTCAAGTCTCTGTAATTCACTTTCAGATTGTGCCTTTAATTCTCTTATTTTGGAATCAGTTTGATATTTATTTGCGAGATAAACAAGAAACGCAGGAACGCATGAAGTTAAAAAAGTTATCAAAATTTGATTAGTGTCCATAGATTCATCTCCTTTCTGTTGAAATTTTGACTAAAACGGTGAGAGGTCCTAGTCAAAATATATTATATGATAAAAAACAATGTTTGTCAATATATTGTGTGAGTAAGGATGAAAAACCTACAATGAACACAATATGTAGTTCAATAGCATATATAAGCACAAAAAGTATAAAAATAAAGCTAGATAAGGAGAAAGCGGCTATGCTTTGGAAAAAAATATCCGAAAAACTTTCAGAGAAGAATTGGACAGTTTATAAGCTTTGTTTAAAAGCAGGTATCGGACCAGCTGGAATCTATCGTTTAAGAGATGGAGAGGTGAAAGATTTATATTTTGATACTGTTAAGAAAATTGCTGATGCGTTAGAAATCAGCATAGATGAACTAAGATAAAACAAAAAAGCACCTAACAGAAGTCAGGTGCTTACTAAAATAACTAACTGAATTATATCACAGAAAGAGAGGAAATGCCATGCCAAAAGCGGAATTAGTTTACAGACCTGCTAATCAATCCGAAAAAGCGGAAGCTGGTGACTATGAGCACCTTTGCCAGATCTGGGAGGGCTTGACTCCTAGCACAGCAAAAGTTTGGGCGAAAGAAATGAGAGAACACCCGGACTTTAGTAAATACATAGATAACCCGACACACAAGATTGTCTTTATCAATTACGAGGGATTCCGTCTTTTCGTAAAATGGAAATCCCGTAATCGGTACAGAAGTAAGAAAGAGACGCTCGGTGAAATGCTGGAGAATATCAAGTTTGAAGAACGGGCGTTAGTTAAATAAGGAGTGATCAAATGCAAAATCGCGAACAAATGCGCGTGATCTTAGATTGGGAACGCGATAACTGGAGGTTAGGCAACGTCTACAAAAACAATCTAGCCAAGAAGCCTGTCGAGGTCGTCAAGAACGAACTGGAAAACCTTAGAAAGTCAGCAGAGGATGTGTCTTTCTCGGTCGTGCCACGAGGCGGCAAGCTGATCGGCGGAGATAAGATTGTAACGTTTAAGAAAGGATGAATAAAATGAATGGAATTATAAAAATTGAAACAGCAAAACAATTAACTGCTGAAGCGCGTGATCGAATCGGTCGGCTGGCGTCTAACGAAGCAATTAAAATCATCAATACTTGGATTCGCGAAGAGGCGAATTTAGGAGGCGTAAGCATTAGATTTAGCCACAACGAAATTAGAAACGCTGTGACTGATAATATTAAAAAACACTATTTTAGTTTGGATGATGTTATCGCAAAAACGATTACGCGGTATTGGTTAGCAGGATACTCAGGCAGCAAGAAATGTATCCCATCAGGAATTTGTTTCGAAATTTCGTGGGGTGAAGATAAATGAGTCTAAAAGATCTAAAAAGACTGGTCCTGTTGCAAGTGGTTGCAATCGTGCTGTTAGTCATCGCTGGCGTGCAGACGATCGATAAGCAAAATCAGCAAGTTCGTGAGCTGCAGGAGCAGATAGCTGATAATCGCGACAGTATTCGCGTGCAGGCCGATACGAATCAGCGGCAGGATGTGATGATCAATAAGTTTAACAACATGTACTATGAGTATCAGCACTATAAGATGACAGGTGATTTAAATTTTCCGGGAGGGTGAAAAATGGGTGAAGTTTTAGGAGCGGTTTGCTTTGTTTCCAGCTTGCTATTGAGCGTTTTATGGGCAAGTCACGTCGACTTGAAAAAAAAGCGCCTAGAAGCTGAAAAGGAAGCAGAAATAGACTTGTACGCTAGATATGTGCTTTGGGCACAGAACCAGCACATGATTGAACAAAATCAAAGAATGGCCGAAGTACGCAAGCATGACAATCAGTCATTCACGGTGAAAGGAGTGGGATGATATGACACAGGCGGAACGCATCAGGGAATATTATAAAGAATATCCCGCTGCCAGCTATGATGAGGTGGCAGAAGCTGTCAAAACAACAAATGTAAATGTCAGGGCGACTGTATCCAAAGATGTCAAAGCAGGCAGATGTGTCCGCCTGGAAGACAAATCGTTGGACTATTCGGCTCATTTTGGAGCATCAGAGGCACTTGCTGATTTGGTGGATTGGAAGAACGATACCAGATGAGAGTGGGTAGAGATGCTAACCAGAGCGGCTGAAAAGGAAACGGACAGTAATACAATGAGATTGCTGATTAAAGAAGCTAACAAACTGATGAAAGAGGTAACGAAGTAGTGGTTAGAAATAAATTATCGGATTTAACCAACACGCTCTTTGCTCAACTGGAGACTCTGGATGACAGAGATCTCACTGCAGAAGAGCTAAAAGTAGAGCTCCAACGTTCAAAACATATGGTTGCTATTTCTGGCCAAATTTTGCAAGCTGGTCAACTGGCCTTGGACGCTGAGAGATTTAAAGATAAGGTAGGTGATGCCAATGCCCCGATCGCTTTGCTGGAAGAATGAATATACTGATTATATGCAGGAGATTTGTCCAGGGCGGCTGACTCCTGAAGTAACAAAACTGCTAAATGAAAAGTTTGGAACCAATTATACATCTTCGCAAATCGGCGGAGTACGTAAGCGTCTAGGCTTGCTGGTAGGGAAAGTATTCCAAAAGAGAATCCTGACAAGCGAGCAGCATGACTATTTTTTGAAAAATTACGCTGGGAAAACTGCGCAAGCATTTGCGGATGAAATGAATGAAAAATTTAGTTTGTCATTAACCAACAAACAAGTCAAGAACTATCGAAGAAACAATCGTTTAAATAGCGGCTTAACTGGTTATTTTAAAAAAGGGCATACACCGGCGAACAAAGGGAAGAAATTTCCGAATATGCCTAAGAATAGCGGCCAGTTTAGGAAGGGGAGTAAACCTCCAAATTATGTTCCGGTAGGAACCATTGCTCAAACGACAGACGGCTATCCGAAAATCAAAGTAGCTGATCCAAATGTCTGGGAATTACTACACAGAAAGACCTGGATTGAGCATCACGGGCCAATACCCAAAGGGCATTCGATTGTCTTCTTGGACGGTGATAAAACAAACTATGATATTACAAATCTGGCATGTTTATCGAAAAATGAAGTCGCAAGAATGAATCAAAATCATCTATTTACGTCCGACGCTGATTTGACTAAATCTGGTATTGGACTTACAAAACTTACAAACAAAATCAGAGAGGTAGAAAAAAATGGCTAGTTTATACGAGCTAACAGGTCAATTCCTGACAATTTACCAAATGGATATTGATGACGAAACAAAAGCGGACACGCTTGAAGCTATCGACTGGCAAGAACAATTCGAACAGAAAGCCGAAGGATATGCCCATGTTATCAAGAATCTAGAAGCAGACGTGGCCATGTACAAGGCTGAGGAAGAGAGCTTCAAAGCCAAGAAGCAGGCGGCACAGAAAAAGCTGGATTATGTTAAGGATAATATTATGACAGCTATGAATGTCACGGGTCAAACCGAAGTTAAGAGCGGTGCCCTTACTATAAAAGTTGCCAAGAATCCAGAATCAGTCAAGGTCAACGAAGACGATCTCCCGAAAAAATACTTTACAAAAAAAGTGACGCTCGCGCCGGACAAAAAAACACTCAAAGAGTTGCTGAAATCCGGCAAAAAAGTCAAAGGGGCCGAACTCATTCGAACAGAAAAGTTGGTGATCAAATGAGAATTTTAGCAATTGATCCGTCAAGCAATCGAATTGAAACTAGTACAACAGGAATTGTCCTGCTGGACAATGCTGGTTTGGTCGATAGCTGGGTACTTCCGTTTGGCGCTCAGAACTTCAAAAACTGGTTCAAGTCAACTGGTCGGAGTCTCGAGTTTGATATAGTGGTCGTTGAAAAATTTGAGGCCAGGGACAATGATTATTCCAGAGATAACTCAGTAGTCGAGACCATTGCGGCCATTGAACTATGCTATCCGGACTTGGTCCTACAACGTAATGCAGGGTATCAGACAGATATACCAAATGACTTGCTGAAAGCTCTTGGGTTGTGGTCTTTCGAAAAGAGTCATCACAACGATGTGAGAGCAGCTGCAAGGCTTGGGTTGTTTTATGCCCAACGGAATGACATAGAGGAGGTGATTGTGGACATTGGCAATCGAATTACGCAAATGGCAAGCTGAAGCGGTCAAACGTAGCGACCGCGATTGCCCTGGCATTTTCCTTGAGGGCTTGGGCGGTCGAGGGAAGACTATCTGTGCCTTTGAGATTGCCAAACATAAGAGGGCTAAGAAGGTCATGGTCCTTAACAATCGGCTATCAATTCTGAATGGCTGGATTGAAACATACAACAAGCTCTACTCACAAGACTTTCAGTTAGAAGCTATGACAGACAAGCGACTGCAGAACATTGTAGCGAGTGGAGAGATCTTGGAATTTGATATCTTGATTGTTGACGAATGGCAGAATATGTCCAGTGATACGAATTATAAAGCCTACAAAAAAATCCGACGTGGCTATTCAATCGGTCTATCTGCAACACCTGTCCGGAAGAAAGGGCAGAATTTCTATCCGTTAGAAAAGACAATCTTTGGCCAAGCGGCGCCGAACAACAAGTTTGACTGGCAGAAACAGCACGGCAAGATGAAGTATGATCGGTTCAGCTACTCAAAGGAAAAGTGGGAAGACTTCCGTGACTATGAAGCTTATGTATCGGCATTGCCAAATTTCTTCCGCTGGGAAGAGATTGAGGAAATCGAAGGAGCAGAGGAGAACAACGGCTTTGAGATCATTTTTGAGCCGATGTGGTGCCTACCAGCAAATCCAGAAGAACTAGACCGACTGCGACGACTAAACATTGTCGGCAAGAATGGAAAATATGCCATGGCCAAGCAATCGTTTGGTCGGAAGACCTTCGAACGGTATTTGATCCAGACAGGTTTCGAAGTTGACTTCCCGAAACTCAAGGCCGTCAACGTAGATACTCCTATGCTACTCACGTTGGATCTTATGCTCGCTAGTAAGACAGAAATGTTGATAGTTAGCAAATCCAAGCAGATTGTCGAGGTTATATATGAGCGGCACCCTGAAATCGGTATCTGGACGGGTGACAAGAAAGAAGGGCATGATAAGACAAATATGGTCGCTACTAGCCAGGTATTAGGTGTTGGAGTTGATGGCCTTCAACACAAATTTAAAACTATTGTGGTTCTGGATCCTGTCAGTCCGTCTGATGGAGATTATGATGACTACCGGCAATTGCTTTGGCGAATCACTGGTAGCCGTCAACAACACGATGTTAGAGTCGTAGAATTTTATTTTTAAGGAGAAACAAAAAATGAACAAAAAAACTGAAATGATTGTATTCCGCAGCCGTGTGAAAGATGCTTATCTTGAATCATATAAAGATAAAGGGAGTTTAGCGTTTAAGGCTGAATATTGCTGCTTGGAGCATTGTTTAAAGATTCCTCGGAAGAAATATGAAGAAAACAAACAGACTTACAAGGCCCTTGCTGCAGCTTTTGACTGTGAAATCGTAGCGGTTGAAGCAGAATATAAATTGACCTATCCGAATGGCAGTGAACTTCGAGAGATTAAAACCGAGGAACAACCTGGATTGGCTCTTAAAAAGTTACTGGATTTTTTAGTTGATTAAGGAGTCGTGATGGGAAAAATATTTGGAGTATTGCAAGCGATTCAAAGTGAATTGGTTGCTCCAAAAGGGCAGTATAACTCTTTTGGGAAATATAATTACCGGAGCGCAGAAGACATTCTGGAGGCTCTAAAGCCGATTTTAAAAAAGCATAATGCAGCAATTACCTTGAGCGACGAGATTGTTTACATCGAGGGGCGGCATTATGTTGAGGCATCTGTTACACTTTTTGCTGAAGGTGAGGCTATTGGAGCCAAAGCATCAGCGCGTGAAGAGGAAACCAAAAAAGGGATGGACGGCAGTCAGATCACAGGGACAGCTTCGAGTTATGCTAGAAAATATGCTTTGAACGGACTATTTGCTATCGATGACAACAAAGACCCTGATACTGATGAGTATGCAAACCAAACTGGAAAGCAAGCACAAACTCAAAAACCAGCTCAAAGTAAACCCGCATCAAATCAGAAACAGAATCAGAGAGCATCTGGTAATGTTAAGTACATCACAGGGGCTCAGGCGAAGAAGCTACGTGAAGATATTAAAAATATTGCGGAGGCTTCAGGCGGTCCAGTGAATACGGTTGGAGTATGGTTCATTGGTCAGCTTGGCGTAGAAAAAATTGAGCTTATACCGGCTGACAGATTGGCAGAAGCTCAAGAACTAATCGCAAAAACAAAAAAAGCAAAAGGAATTGAATAAATGATCAATAATGTTGTACTTGTCGGGCGTATGACCCGTGATGCTGAACTTCGCTATACACCGCAAAACCAAGCGGTCGCAACCTTTACTCTGGCTGTTAATCGCAACTTTAAAAATCAAAGTGGTGAGCGTGAAGCGGACTTTATCAACTGTGTTATCTGGAACCAACAGGCTGAAAATTTGGCCAACTGGGCAAAAAAAGGCGCTCTAATCGGAATTACTGGTCGCATTCAGACTCGTAACTACGAAAATCAGCAAGGCCAGCGGGTCTATGTCACAGAAGTCGTTGCAGACAACTTTCAGCTTCTGGAAAGCCGTAACCAACAAAACTCAGGAAAACCATTTGGAAATAGCAACCCAATGGATATCCAAGATGACGATTTGCCATTCTAAGGAGTTACTAAATGGGAATGAAAGAATACGCTCTCAAATATCAAAAAGCTGGCTTTTCCGTAATTCCCATCGTGCCTAACGGAAAGCAACCAGCGATCAAATTTGCTGATAAACCAGCTTTGACTGCTCAGGAAATTGAAAATTACTGGAATCAGTATCCGGATAGCAATATTGCTGTCCGGACTGACAAATTCTTCGTAATCGATATTGACTTGCATGGTAAGCATAACGGATATGATAGCTTGGCCAATTGGGAACATCTGAACTTGATAACTCCAACGCTGCAGGCAAGAACTGCCAGCGGTGGCAAACATATCTTTTATTTTAAACATCCGGACGTGACCATGACTCAAATGATAGCCTTCCTTCCTGGTGTCGATGTTAAGGCGCATCCAAACAACTATGTTTTGGTTGCCCCATCTAAAACTCCAAAAGGAGAGTATGCCTGGGACTTAGAAAAATCTAAAGAGGGCGGCACTATGGTCACGGCTAGCCGAAAGCTGGTTATGGCCATAAAAAAAGAATACAACAAAAAGAACTCTGGTAGCGATCTAGATAATATCTACTATCAAATCAGCAAAGGTGCTGGTAAGCGAAACAGGACAACTGAATTATTTGAAATGGTTGTCCTTGGTTTTGGCGATGAAGGTAGCAGAAATGACACGCTTGCGAAATTTGTAGGTGGACTCTTGAGTAGGTCGGTAGATCCGAACTGTATATTGCAGCTAGCAGAAACAGCCAACAATAATTCGGTAGAGCCTCTTAGTCACAAAGAATTAAGTAGGACTGTCGAATCCATGATCAAGAAGCATATGAGGGGGGGGTGACCATAATAGGTGATGTCGTGAACATTTCAATCAAGCAGTTTTCGCGTCGAAAAAAGAAAATTTTGAACGACGAAGGTGAACAGATTGAAATCGAATCTATTGTGGCTGACAGCCCCAGAAATGTACTACTTGCAATGAAAAGTGACAGTAAGCTCAATGATTTTCTCCGGCACAATGAGTTTACTGGAGAACATGAAATTGTGGAGGATGTCAAACTGGATGCTATCCAGTTGAGAAAGGGCCAGCTGCCCTCGGCCTTTGAATCCTATTTGAGCGTTTACTTAGAAAATCACTTCAAAACAGTCTTTAAAGCCGGAGCGTTAAGGGATGGCATTGAAGCATTTTTTGCAGAAAAAACCTACAATCCGGTTAAGGAATATATGGAAAATGCTTACGAATCATGGGATCATAAAGAACGACTTGCCCAGGTATTTCAAACTTGGTTGGGTGCAGAGGATAGCATCTTCGTCCAGAAAATAGCTGTTATGTTCTTTGTTGGTGCGGTTTCTAAGGTTTTTAATCCCTGGGTCAAATTTGACTACACGCTCGATTTGGTCGGTGGCCAGGGCGCCGGAAAGACTACTTTCTTGCAAAAAATAGCCGTCGATTGGTATACAGATTCAGCTAAGGATTTTATGGATAAGGATAACTATGAGATTATGCTGAAATCACTAATCGTCAACGATGACGAGATGGTTGCTTCCAGAAAGACTACTTTTGACGAGCTCAAAGCGTTCGTGACCAAAACAGAACTTTCTTTTCGTAGGTCGTACGGTCGCAGATCTGAAAAATTTCCGAAAAACTTTGTCATTGCCAGGACCAGTAATAAGATTGAATACCTGGGTGATAAAACTGGGGAACGGCGCTTTCTGCCTGTGCTGGTGGATGCGGGCCAACAGTTTGTCAAGCCATTTGATATGACTGATAATGATGTGCTCCAGCTTTGGGGTGAAGCAGTTGCCATCTACAAAAAAGGTTTTACGCTTACCTTTGAGGATGATTTTGAGAATGAGCTTGCAGTTTACAAGGAACGCTTCACTTATAAAGATGAAGCCGAATCGCAAGTTTATGATTACCTTGAAATGCTGGTCCCAGAAGAATGGGAAGATTTCTCAGTCACTCAGCAACATCAATATACCTGGGCTTACTTTAATGATGGCAGCTATCGCAATGAGGCTGGTTTGCTTTATGAAGGTGTAAAACTTCAATCGAGCGTATCTGCTAAACAGATTTTAAAGAATGTCTTTGATATTGATAGTGCGAGAGGTGAAAAGATTGCTAGGAAAATCAAGTTGATTATGGATAATAATCAGGACTGGGAATATAAGGTTAAAAAGGTTAGAGGCAAAACGATGCGTGCATATTTTAGAAAAAATATACAAACAGAAGTGATGTAACCTTGATTAAAATGATGTAACCTTTTAGGCCAAAAATGGGCAAAAACCATGCTTCGGTTACATCAGGTTACATCATTGATGTAACCGCAGGAAAAACCAGTTATATCAAGGGTTTGAGTGCTGTTTTTGATAAAATTTTTAAAAAAGTGATGTAACCGTCCTAAAGCCTTGATACTATTGAGTTCTTGAGGTGTCTATTAGTAAGGTTACATCATTTATATAAAATATTTAATAAGTAAAAATAGCAAGTGCTATAAACGTTGATATAACAGCATTCTTGTTTTTTATAAAATATGTTTTTCTAAAAGTGATGTAACCTTGTAACCTTGTTTAAAATATACATATAAATGAATAAATATTCTAAAAGAGGAAAAGCAGATGAAATATAAAGTAATTGATTTTAAATCAGATATTCAAGAAGAACAGACAGGAACATGCGATCTTTGTTTCGGAACTGCTTTTGTTGAAAATGGTTATGTGACTATTGAAGACGAAGTAGGAAAAGTAACAAACATTGACCTTACCGTGTGGGATTGGGGATGTTTTGACACAATTTATATTGACAATTTAGTTAATTTCTCAGCATGGCTGCAAGAAAGAGATGTTGAACCAATCGGAGACAACCACCCGTGGTCATGGCTGAATGATTTGGTAAAAGATTATAAAAAGGAACAGGAAGATGAATAATGAAAAAGTATATATAGAGGGGTATGTAGTTGGCTTTATAGCGGATTCGACAGGAAACAGAGAAAAGCAAATCCAAGTATCAAGCGGAGAAATTGTTAGTGTAGACGAAGGTTTCATCCACAAATCGATTGCGCCAGAAAAAGTCAAAATTCCGCAGTTTGTGGCAGATTGGATTAAGGTAGCGAAACCTGTCTACTCTTTATCTGGTGCTATGGTTTATGGAAGTCCGGGAGTCAATAAGTGGCTAGAGAGCTGGGACAATCAAGAAACATTCGCTCGTGCTTGGCTGGACGGCTACGAGGTCGAGAAGGAGAAGCGGTATAAAGTTGTAATGCCTAATGTTTCTTCGACTGGAGGTGTTTTGACCCGTATCAAACATGACGATAGCTGGATTTGGATTGATACGCTTGGGACCATTGTCGAAGGGCGAACTCACACCCGCAAAGAACTCGAAGAAGCAGGCTTCGGCTGGGTGTTTGATTGCCCAGGCATTGAGATTGAGGAGGTGCAAGATGATTCTGAAATTTAGAGCGTGGGATAAAAAACTTAAAAAAATGTTTGAAGTTAGTTTTATTGATTATGATACAAAATTAATCGGATTAAACATTGATTCAGAAATTATTATATTTGATTTTGACGATGTCGTCCTCATGCAATCAACAGGACTAAAGGATAAGAACGGCAAGGAAATCTTTGAGGGGGATGTTGTACAATTCGAAGATTGTTATACCGAATCAGATTTTTTGTATATCAATAAGGGTATTGTCGAATGGAGTCAAGGAAGTTTTACTGTTACCAATAGGGATTCTGTAGAAATGGAAGATTTGCTTGATGGAGAGATATTAGATGTAGCAATCATCGGCAACATCTATGAGAATAAGGATATTTTGGAGGTGTAAAATGACAAATCTTTGGGAGGAGACCTTAGAGGTTTTAAGAGACCATGGCAAAACGTTTGAGGACGTCAGATATATTCAAGGCTCAGACTTTAAAATCACTAAAGAAAATTTTGAGAGACTTGCCAAGCAAGCTAATTATCATAGCGGATACGGTGCCGCTCACGTTCCTACTGATTTAGTCATTGTTGGCAAAGGTTGGTGGTTAGAACGAGGAGAATATGATGGTTCTGAGTGGTGGGATTATAAAGAAACACCTAAACAAATCAATGAAACCAGAAGCATTTCTTGTCTTGTAGGCGGAATGTGGCCAAGGCTTAAAGAATTGAATACCATCGATCCGATGCAAGAAAGGCTTGAAGAAATGAGAAAGGAGCATACAATTGAATAAACGTCAACGCAAAAAGAAAATTTTGAACGGTCTGAGCAAAGAAAAAAGATATCGCAGGACGCATTGTCCTATATGCGATAGCAAGATTGGTCTATTTGATGAATATTTTAATCGTTACGGATTTTGCTGTGTAGCATGCGGCTATGAGTACTATGGGATTGAGAGGTGACCAACATGAAACCTAGAAGGCACCCTTACTCAGGAAGACCTAAGCTGATTAGACAGGCGTTGCCAAGGTTCGTTCTGTTAGGCAATATCGCATTCAATAGCGATTTGGTGAAATACATTGAAACAATGAGGCAAGGGGCACCAAATCAAACAATCATTTATTTTAAGATCCCTAAATTCCTTTCGCATGAGGAGAAGCATGTGCGGGTGCCTTTAGAAATCTCTGAGGTGGTCAAGATTTTAAACCGATGAAAAGCAAAAAAGCCAAGGCGCTCTCTGCCTCAGCTAAATTTCCAATAAGATTATTATATCATAAAGGAGACAGAGAGTGAGCAAGGCAAAAGCTATTTTAAAGGATTTGAGAAACCTTGACCTGTATATTGCAAGTTTGATTAGACGAAGAGACAAGGTCGAAGCCTCGCTCTTATCTAGCCAGAAATTTTCTCTGGACAAAGTTTCAGGGGGCGTTAAACGTAAGCAAGATGATATCTATGTTGAGCTACTAACGGCCAAGGAAGAAATAGAGCAGAAGACCGCTGAGGCTATTAGAAAACAGAGGGAACTGCAGGGGCTAATTGACTCTCTGGATAACACGGATAGTCAGGCTATTCTGAGCTTGGTTTACATCGATAAGATGACGAGATGGCAAGTGATGGATGAATTGAATTGCAGTGATAGGACCTACTATCGTTTGCTTAGACAGGCTAAACGCGATTTAGACCGCTCCTGTCAGTAAATGGCAGTCTTTGGCAGTTTTTGGCAGTGATTGTCAGTGCGTGGCAGTTTCAACGTGCTATTATAGTAGTATCAAAAAAGGGCAGAAAATTACTGCTCTTTTTATTTATTGGTCTAAAAAAGATTGGTGAGAAGGTATGCGACCGCAAAAGCTAACAATACAAAACGGAAGAAGAGCATTAAGCGATTATGGTTCTCGTTCGGATGAATACAGAGAATACAATCGTTTGAGATGGAAGTATGATCAAGAAGTTAAAGCGTTTTACAATTCAAAAGTTTGGAAAGAGACTAGTCGAATCGTTCTGCTTGAGAATGACTATATCTGCGAGTATTGTGGTGAAGAAGCAACGATGACAGATCATGTCATTCCAATCAAGAAAGATTGGAACAGAAGATTAGACAGAACAAACTTGAAAGCAAGTTGCAAGGGATGTAACGATGCAAGAGCGATTAGAGAACGAAATGGTCTGCTTTGATCTGTCAATCAGCTGTCAAGCTTTGAAAACGATAGTCGAACAAATATAATTATTATTCTTTTAATGTTCGGAAATTGCCCCCTATTTTTTTGAACGGGGCTATATTGTTTCGGTTTTAAAGGACGCGGCCTTTTCTGTACGAAAAATTCCCTTTTTGAAACTTTTAAAACAGCCATTTTAGTAAAGGAGGTGTCAATTTTGGGGAGAAAAATGAAGATTGTTGAAAATAACAAGAAGCACTTAACCAAGGAAGAAAAAATAGCTCGTAAAAGTATACAGGACAAGGCTTCTGATGGTTTGGATGCGTTGCAAATTACACCGCCGAAGCATTTTGATCCTATTGCAAAAGCGGAATATAAAAGAGTGATCAATGATTTGCGAAAGCTACCCCTAAGAAATCTAGATCGAGCTGTTTTAGAAACGTATTGTACCTGGTATGCAGTTTATAAGGAAATATCCCGTGGCCTGCAACAAAAAGGCTATGTTTATGTGAATGAAAAAGGGACGGTCCTGCCCAATAAGATGTTGTATAGTTTAGAACGTGCGACTACTAACTTAACACGCGCAGCGGCACAGCTTGGTCTGACGGTAGACAGTCGGATGAAATTGTATGTGCCGCAAGTTGAAGAAAAGAAAACCAGTATATTTGATAAATTTGGAGGATAGACGATGAGGTATAGACCACACTATTTGAAGAAGAGGAAAAAACATCGTGAGTTAAATGAATTTTCAACCGAGGGTGGAAGAATCGTATTAAACGGAAATCTATTAGATGGAGTAACGAGTTACAGTATTGTTTGTAATTCTGGAGAACTTACTGAATTGACAATAAAAATGGTTGGTAAAATGAAATGATTTTTATATTAGAGGGAAATTCCCTCTTTTTAGTTTAGACCGTTGGTGTAGAGGAAACATAACAAGCTCCAACCTTGTAGTCGTGGGTTCGATTCCTGCACGGTCTGTTTTTTTGTCAGAAAGGAGGGATTGCAATAAAATATGACTATAAGCCGATTGCAAGTAAATATCGTGATGTAGCTTTTGATTATGCAAAAAGCGTGGTTGATGGCAAACGGATTGTTAGTCAGAAAGTTTTCAAAGCATGTTTACGTCACTTAAATGACTTGAAAAAGATTTCTCAAAAGTCTTTCTCTTATGACTATATTCCAGAAAAAGCTCAGGATCCAATTGATTTTATCGAAATCCTTCCAGATGTCAAAACTGGTAAGCCTTATCCTCTGGCCGAATTTCAGAAATTTATTCTAGCTAGTTTGTATGGCTGGCGCAGGAAGTCGGACAATTCCATTAGGCGCTTCAGGAAAGCGATGATCTCGCTGGCTCGTAAGAACGGGAAAACAATTCTTGTGGCAGGTATCTTACTTTATGAGTTTTTGTTTGGTCGTAATCCAGCGATGTCGAGACAGCTTTTTTGTACTGCAAATGATAAAACTCAGGCTAAAATCGCTTTTGAGATGGCTCGGAAACAATTGGACGCATTAAGGGCGCAAGATGAAGATGTCAGAAAAGCCACAAAGCGGGTCAGAGAAGAGTTGAGGAATTTGGTGGACGAATCTTATATCCGTCCGTTAAGTCGGGATACAGGGGCTGTGGATGGCTTTGAACCGTATGTTGGTGTGCTGGACGAGTTCGCAGCATCTAAAACAAATGAAATGATTGAACTTTTGGAGTCTGGTCAAGGCCAGTTGGACAATCCACTAATTCTGATTATTTCCACGGCGGGGCTTGATCTCAATGTCCCGATGCACACGATTGAATATCCATATATTGAGAAAATCTTGAATGAGGAAGTAGAAGATGATGGATACTTTGCTTTTATCGCAGAACAAGATAACGAGGAGGAGATCGCAGATGAAGCTAACTGGATAAAGTCAAATCCTATCCTTGAGGTGCCGGCACTTTACGATAAAATCATGAATTACTTGCGAAAACGTAGAAAGGTATCTCTGGAGACTGGGACTGTGAATGAGGTCTTAGTTAAAAACTTTAATATGTGGCGGCAATCATCAGAGACATCCTACATGGACAAGCAGAGTTGGGCGCAAGCCAAACTTGACGAAAAACCAGGCACTCGAAAACGCAGGGTCTGGATTGGTGTCGATGTCGGAAAGGTCAGTGACTTGTTTGCAATCTCGCCTATGGTCCAGATGGATGACTACTGGTATGTGGATAGTTTTTCTTTTATCGCAACCAAATACGGTCTTGTGGCCAAAGAGAAGCGTGACGGTGTGAGCTATACAAATCTGGAGCGCATGGGTGAATGTGAAATTACCACCCTTGAGTCTGGAGTTATTGACGATGAGCGCGTGCTTGAAAAAATCGAAGAGATGGTCTATCTGAACGAATGGGAGCTGCAGGCCATCTGTTTTGACCCCTATCAGTTTAGTTCGTTGATTGCCATGATTGAGAAGCGACATCCTGAATGGCCATTGATTGAAGTAAGACAGAACACAATGGTCTTGAATATGCCGACTCGGCAATTTAGAGATGATGTGTTGAAAGGACTTATCAAGCATTCTGGCAATCAATTGTTGACTATGGCCGTCAACAATGCGCGTGTGAAAGTTGATAATAATGGGATGCGGATTGACAAGGATAAACAGAGTAATAAAATTGATCCACTAGATGCTCTTTTAGATGCTTTTGCGGTTTGTTACCTAGAGCCGTTTGACGGTTCGGGGTATTGGACAAATGAAAAAATTATGGAGGCAGGTTCGCTATTTTGAGATTACTAAACCAAATACACACAATCCTATTGCTAGCTGGCTTAGGATTTTTAATTTACGGTCTTTTCCTAGTCGGGGAGATTGTAGGTTATATTTCTACCGGGGTTATTTTATGCCTTTTAGGGGTATATATCGATAAAACAAAATAAGGAGAATCGAATGAGCAAACGAATTAAAAAGAAAAAAAGCTTGGCGCGGGAAGTACAACAACTGCGATCAGATATGCTTGCACTGAGTCGTGAAAATCTTGACTTGTATGCAAAAATGACTGCATTTAATAGTAAGTTGAGCGTGCTGCGTCAATCCCAGGAACGTCATGAGATCGCATGCGGAAAAAATATGGAAGCTACAAATGCGGAATTTGACAGGATCAAAGGTGATTTGAGGCAACTGAAAAAACCATTTTGGAAGCGGTGATATTGTAAACCCTCTTAAAATTTGATAAAATTAAGTAATTTTAGGAGGTAATAAATATATGTCAAAAGAAAAGATTGCTCCGGTATACATCGATGAAAATAAGAATGTGTACGAATTGAAGAAACCTGTATACAAGAAGCCGTTATTTTGGTCTACTATTCTTCTTTCTGTACTTTCTGTCTTCTTGGTGGTTGTTATTTATCTAGCTGGCATTTATGCAAACGGGATTGAGGAAGCTCTTAAAAGCAATAATGTTTACTATGATCAGAGAGATAAGCAAATTCATCGTTTGGACACCAATGAAGATTCGCCGACTCCAGGAAACAACATCATTGAAACTAGAACCTTTGGTGAAAAAGTAATATTTGATGAAGGGACCATTCAAGTTAAGGGGATGGAACTTTCTGAAGAGAAAGTAACGGTTGCTATTGTTTTTGAAAATAATACTGATAGAACCTCTTATTTCAATCCGAAAGATTTTATTGCAAAAGCTGGAAATGAAAGACTGAGATATTCTAGCTTAACCGAAATCGTAGGTCTAGATGGCGAGGAAGAGGACAAAAAGGTTTCTCCCAACTCCAATGCGGTATTCTTTTTAAATTATGATACCCCCAAAAACAATTCTACTGATTATTCTATGCAAATAGGACAGTATCTTTGGAAGTAACCTAGTCAAGCATCCAAGCGGTGCTTTTTTAGTTTTATATTGATGTAGCAAAGCAAATGAGGTATAATACCCTTGAAAGCGGAGGGAGATTTATGCCAAAGTCCTATAAAAATCAGCTATTGGAAAAAATAACTGATTATAGAGATCAAATAAAGAAAATTGATATAGAAATTAGTTCTCTCAAAAATACAAAAAAGAGTGGTTTTTTTAATAATATTTTTGGAAAACAAGAAGACCATAGCTTCGAAATACAAGTATTATTAAATAAAAAAACTGAGATACAACAGTGGTTGGGTAAACTTGAAGAGGAATTAGAAAAAGACTATGTTTATGGGCGTAGGATATTTGTGAAGGGGACTAAATACTGTGAAGAAGGAGAAATTCCATTTCGAAAACTAGCCGGTGTTGAAGATGAGGATGATTACTTTTGGTATGAAATCGTCAAAACAAAAAATTTTAAACTTATCCCAGAACCAACTAATCAGGCAGATGAAAATGCAATCAAAGTAATGGTTGAGGGCTACTTTGTTGGCTATATTGATAGGCGCTATAACAAAGGTTTAAAAAAATACATAGATAATGATGATTACATTATCGAGGGCGAAGTCATAGGAACAGGAGGTTCTTTTGATGGTGATAAAAGTTCTCCGATAAGTTATGATATAGAGTTAAGAATTAGGAAAAAATAGCATTCAAGAAAATTGAGTGCTTTTTTTATGCCCAAAAATAGAAAGGAGGTGAGAAAAGAAATGAGTTTCTTTCAACCATTAGGATCTTCTAAGGTGTCTTACGATGATTATATCGCTTCGGTGGTAGGCGGGAATTACTCCCCTGAATATGTTGGGGTTTCAGCCTTGAAAAACAGCGACATTTTAACAGCTGTCTCTATCATCGCTGGAGATGTGGCTCGCTTTCCTTTGTTGAAAAAAGACACTACAGGCAATATTGAGCAGGATGAAGAAATCAATTACCTTCTGAACGTGAAATCAACAGGAAACACATCTGCTCGAACCTGGAAATTTGCTATGACAGTTAACGCAATTTTAACTGGCAATTCGTTCTCCCGAATCTTGAGAGATCCTAAGACTGGCAAGGCACTTCAGTTTCAGTTCTACAGGCCGTCAGAAACGACCGTAGAGGAGACAAACGACCACAGGTTGATTTATACCTTTACCGACCGTTTAACGGGCGCTACGGTCAAATGTGAGGCTCCTGACGTCATTCATTGGAAGTTCTTTAGTCACGATACGATTTTGGGAAGATCGCCACTGCTATCTCTGGGAGATGAAATTTCTCTGCAAGATGGTGGGTTGAATACCTTGATTAAATTTTTCCGTGATGGCTTTTCCAGCGGAATTATCAAACTAAAAGGTGCGCAGTTGAACGGTGAAGCTCGCAAGAAAGCCCGGATGGACTTTGAGAAGATGCGGGAGGGTTCGACAGGCGGTAGTCCACTGGTCTTTGACGATACTCAGGAGTACACGCCACTCGAAATCGACACGAATGTACTGCAGCTGATTACTTCCAACAACTTTTCGACGGCTCAGATTGCTAAAGCCTTGCGCGTGCCAAGTTATAAACTGGGCGTGAATAGCCCTAACCAGTCCGTAGCGCAGTTGATGGAGGATTATGTCACAAATGACCTGCCTTTTTATTTTGACGCGATTACAAGCGAGTTAGGACTAAAGGTGCTGGATAATGACGAGCGGCGAAAGTATCGAATAGAATTTGATACTCGCAGTGTCACCGGACGAAATGTGGATGAGATTGTCAAGCTGGTAAATAACCAGATTTTGACTCCTAACCAAGCCTTAATTGAGCTTGGCAAGGAACGCTCTAGCGACCCGAATATGGATCGTTATCAATCTAGCCTAAACTATGTCTTTCTGGACAAGAAAGAGGAATACCAGGCAATGAAAGGAGGTGAGACAAGAAATGCCGAAACGAATCAAGATGAAGGGACCTCTGATTCCGAATAATAGCCAAGAAGCCTATGACTACTTTGGCTTAGAAGCGGTCAGTGCCAAGTCGATCACAGATGCCTTTCCGGAAGACAACAGTGACATTGTGCTGGAAGTCAACTCAAACGGCGGGCTGGTGACTGTCGGAAGTGAAATTTACACAGCATTGAAAAGTTATCCAGGGCACATCACGGTTGAAGTGACGGGCATGGCGGCCAGTGCTGCTAGTGTAGCCATCATGGGCGCTGATAAAGTTCTTATCAGTCCAACGGCGCAGATTATGATCCACAAAGCGCTATTTAACTGGGTGTCTGGTAATAGCGATGACTTGGACAAGGCTTCTAATGCGTTAAAAGCTAGCGACCAGGCTATCGTAAATGCCTACGTTGCTAAAACTGGTTTGAATGAAGAAGAAATTCTGAACATGATGAAGAATGAAACCTTCATGTCAGCCAGTGTCGCAGTAGAAAAAGGCTTTGCAGATGAAGTGATGGTCTTCGATGATGTTGGAGCGGTAGCGAGTCTAGAAAATGGCTTGTTACCACAAGCAGTTATTGATGACTTTTACGCTAACCGTAGCAAGCGGAAGTCTGAAATTCAAAATATGCTACGAGAAATCGAAAAAGAAGAAATTCTAGAGGGACTATAGGTCCTATTTTTTATACTCAAAAAAGGAGAAAAATCTATGTTTGATGAAAAAATCAAAGAATTAGAAGCAGGAATTGCTCAAGCCAAGGCTGAAATTTCTGCTCAGACGGCTAAATTAAAAGAAATTTTGGCACAAGGAGATCTTGAAAAAGGGCGCCAAATCCGTGCAGACATTGATGCTGAGAAAGAATCTTTGGCGGCACTGGAAGGCGACTTGAAGCTTTTTAAAGATATCAAGGGTGAACCGGCTGCAGCGGCTGCAACACACGTTGTCGAATCAGAAGAAAAGTCAATTCGCGACGCAGTAAATGACTGGTTGCATTCTAAAGGGGCGACAGCTTCATCTGAATTGAAATTTGAAGGAAATGACCTTTTCATCCCGCTAAATGCAATCGACCCTAAAACAGATGGGTTGAAAAAAGACGGCGCCAAACCTGTGACAAGTGAAGAACTTGTGACAACTCCGGTTCGTGAAGTGAAGACAGTCGTAGACTTAAAACAATTCACTTCAATTCACAGCGCGACAAAAGCGAGCGGAAAATATCCAATTTTAAAACAGGCTACCTCTAAAATGGCCAGTGTGGCAGAATTGGAAAAGAATCCAGCGCTTGCGAAACCAGAGTTTGAGAACGTGACCTGGGAAGTGCAGACTTACCGTGGAGCAATTCCAGTGTCTCAAGAATCAATCGATGACGCAGATGTTGATTTGCTAGCGATTGTCGCAGAAGCAGCTTCTCGAATCAAAGTCAATACAACAAATGATGCTATCGCAGCAGTATTGAAAACATTTGAAGCGAAGACAGCTAATGGACTAGATGCAATCAAGGAAATCTTGAATGTGAATCTTGACCCAGCTTATAATGTATCTTTTGTCGTTTCTCAAAGTTTCTATCAAGCTCTGGACACTCTCAAAGACAAGAATGGCCGCTATCTACTGCAAGACTCCATTGTGTCAGCTTCTGGTAAAGTCTTCCTAGGCCATCCAGTGTTTGTCGTCGCTGATGAAGTTCTGGGCAACGCTGGTGAAGCTCATGCTTTTATTGGGGATATCAACCGCGCTGTTTTGTTTGTGGATCGCAAGGAACTTGGGCTGCGCTGGGCAGATAGCGAAATTTACGGCCAATATCTTCAGGCGGTAGTTCGTTTTGACGTGAAGAAAGCCGATAAAAAAGCTGGTTACTTTGTAACTTATACGCCCTAAGAGCGCCGCTGTTTCTGCGGCGAAACCAACAAATGCTAACACCAAGCAAGAAATTATGGATTATCTAGATGGCAAGAATATTAGCTATAATCCATCAGCAACTAAAACGGAGCTTTTGGCTCTGATTGTTTGATAGGAGGTGCTCATGCCTGTTAAACAAGAATTGTTAGATAGCGTGAAGCTTTATTGCAAAATTGATTATGATTTTGAAGATGAAATCATTAAAGAAATGATTGAGTCTGCCCAGGATCAAATTTGTTTTGCAATAGATAGTAAGGCTACACCGGAAGATTTTGCGAAATATGCAAAATTTCAGCTTGCTGTTAAAAAGCAAGTCAAAGAAGAGTATGAACACCGTGGATTGTCAGCGGATAGTGAACGCTATCCCTTGGCGAACGGTGTTTTAAATATCATCCATCAATTGCGCACAAGGAGAGAGCTAGATGAGAACTCGAAAGATGAACACTAGAATCACCTTCTTTTCGGAGCAAGGAGGCCAAAATGAAGACGGAGAGGTTATTTCTCCGGTTCGTAAAGACCTCTATACTTGCTGGGCAGAGGTTGTTAGAACCTCTCTAAAAGACTTTCAGGAAGGAGCTAAACAGTCTGCTAATAAGCGAGCTAAAGGGGTGATTGAAGCAGAAGAAACCAAAACTTTCTATATTCGCCACCATAAAAAAGCTCCTTTTGATAGCTCTTCCCACGTTGAATACAACGGAAATGAATACGATATCATCGCAATCGATGTAGATGAAAATAGCTTTGATTGCGACAAAATTATTGTGAAGAGGCGGATATGACGAAAGGTCTTGATGAAATTTTAGCTAACTTGACAAAACTGCAAGTAAAAGCTCCAAAAGCAGCAAAAGCAGCTGTTACTGAAGTGGCGGATGAATTTGAGAAGCAATTGAAAGTCAACACACCAGAATATTTTATCGTGGATGATGTCCATGCGAGAGATGACACGGTGGTCACTGGGTTTAAGGGCGCAAATGAGGGTCTTGTCTCTAAGGATATCGGTTATGGCAAAACAACGGGGTGGCGGATTCACTTTCCGGACACAGGAACGAGTCGCCAAAAAGCTCAGAATTTTAAGGAAAAGACCATTACTGAAATGACCCCACGAGCAAAAGAGATTTATGCTCGGAAAGTAAAGGAAGGTTTGGGATTATGGTAGCTGAGACTAAAGCATACAGGCTATTAAGTCAAAATAAAGATTTTAATCAGCTTTTGGATAATATGCGAGGTAAAGAGTACGGCCTTGGTTTTAAGCAAGGGATTTTTACTTACGATATCCCAGAGAAACCTACGAATCTTATGCGTAAGGAACTTGCGCCTTTTATGCGCATCTATCCAACTTATCAAGGACCTTTCGAGCATTCGGACGATAAGGTTTTGGCGATGGAGACCAGAATCACTATAAACTTTTGGTGTGAAACAGCAAGTCAATCAGAAAAGATTGCAAAAATGATGGATGAAATTTTAGAAACAGGCGGTTTTGAAAGATATACCGCTAGCGAACTCCCGAGATATAAGGATAGCGATATTGACTTACTAATCAACGTAAGAAAATATCGTTTTTTTGATTGGGAAAACAACCAATAAGAAAAGAGGATACAAATGAAAGTAAAATTTGGATTGCGAGACTTTGAGCTCGGAGAAGTCACAGCAGAAAACAAAGTCCCTACTACAATCAAATTACCTGGTATGAAGTCGGCAAAGATTGATATCACGAATGAATTGATCACCATTGCAGCGGATGATGGCCCATATGTGGTTCTGTCATCTGGTATCACCGGCACGCAATTGGAAATTTCCGTTTTGGATTTGGCTACAGAAGTCCGTAAGGTGATGTACGGAATCACAGTGAAAGATGGTATTGAGGTCTACAATAAAAACCTCACTCCAAAAGATGTGGCTTGTATGTTCCGGACCTCTACAGAAGATGGCAAAGCTATTTGGATCGGCTTGCTTAAAGGGAAATTCTCACTCCCTGGAGTGGAAGCAGAAACTAAAGACGGTTCTCCTGATCCAAAAGCAGATACCGTCACAGGAAACTTCGTAGCCCGCGGCGATAGCGAGGACGGAAATGTCCTTGTGATTGGTCGTGAAGGCAACGCTGGGTTCCAACTTGAAAAATTCCGGGAGATGGTCTTCCCAAAGTAGTAAGCGGCGGTTCTCCAGCTTCTCCTCCTAGAAGTCCAGGGGCTGCCGTTGTCTCATAATAAAGCTTGGATTTAAAATCCAAGCTTTTCATTTTTTAAAAAAGGAGAAGGAAATGTTTAAAATTACACTAAAGCAAGGCGGGGTGGATAAGGAATTCACCAAAGACTATATCAACGTTGAAGACAATCTGTTGGCAGTCGAGCACCAAGTACGCCAAACAGCTCTGGTTCAAGATGTGAAGAAGGCGCAAGATCCGAAAGAACACCGCAAGTTGAATGAAAGCTACTTGAAGATGTTTGTATCTATGTTTGGTGAGCAATTCACAGTGACGGACTTGAAACAGGCAGATATGAGCATTTTAGAGACGTTGAACTCTCTTTATTTGGCTGCCCTTGGTGTCAAGGAAAATTCTGAAGAAACTGAGGAAGATTCTGAAAAAAAGGAACAATAAGCCCAGAAGAAGCCCGAGATAATTTACTGATATGGTTTCAGCAATTGATATCTGACGGATATTCTATCCTGGATATCAAAAGAATGAAGATGTCTGATTTTGAGCTCATGGTGAAAGCCATGGAAGTGAAGAAAGAAGAAATTGAAAAAGAAACTACTTTAGATAAAGCATTTCCATTCCTATTTAGCTAGAAAGGAGGATGAATGTCTAGTAATTTAGGTAATCTAGTAGCGACGGCTACTCTCGATATTGCTCCTTTTATGGCGAATACAAGGACTATGAATATGGCTTTACGAGGCCTAGACAAATCCTTGAACGCGATGGAAAAAAGCTTCAAAAATGCTGGCAAAGGGTCGCAAGGATTGAGCGGGATGAAAGCCATATTATCCGAGACTGGAAAAAGCTTAGAAGCTTATCGGCTAAATTTGGCAAAGCAAACCGAGCATTACAACAATCTAAAAAAAGAAATCGGTGATGTTTCTACTGCAACAGCTGCCCAAAAGACCGCTCTCTTGGGTGCAAAATCGGCTATGAGCGATACAATCGCAAAAGTGGCAGAACTGCAGGCGAAATACGTCACCCTAGCAAGAGAAATCAATATCCAATCTAGTGCCTGGACAAAAGCCGGTACAGCGCTGTATGACATGGGGTCTAAATTTCAATCGGCAGGCCAGAAGCTCAGTGGTGTAGGCTCTGCCCTGACAAAAGGTGTTACAGCACCTCTTGTGGCTGGTGCGGGTATTGCGATTAAGGCCGCTATCGACTATGAATCTGCTTTTGCTGGTGTTAAAAAGACCGTAGATGAAACGGCTACAGTCTCTTATGCAAAGCTGTCTAACGGTATTCGTCAAATGGCCAAAGAACTGCCAGCAAGCGCGGTAGAGATTGCTAATGTAGCGGAAGTGGCTGGTCAGCTGGGAATCAAGACGGAAGATATCCTTAAATTTTCCCGTACCATGATTGATATGGGCGAGTCAACCAACTTGAGCGCTGAAGAGGCAGCAACGGCTATCGCTAAGGTTGCTAATATCATGGGCTTGAGCTCGGATGATTACTCACGTTTCGGAGCTTCGGTGGTTGATCTTGGTAATAACTTTGCGACGACTGAGAAAGATATCGTAGAGATGACCAATCGCTTAGCGGCGGGTGGTCGTTTGGCTGGTCTAACAGCACCAGATATCCTCGGTCTTGCGACAGCTATGAGCTCAGTCGGTATCGAAGCTGAAGCTGGTGGTACTGCCATGACTCAGACATTGACAGCTATTGGTAATGCGGTTTCTTTGACAGGTAAAGGGGCGACAGAGAAGCTTGAGTTGATTGCGAGTACGGCTGGCATGACTGCCGAGCAATTCCAACAAGCCTGGAAAGAAAAGCCAGTCCAAGCACTGCAAGCCTTTATCAAGGGCTTGGAAAATGCCCATAAGTCCGGAGAGAATGTCAATGGGATACTCGACGATCTGGATATGAAGGGCATTCGACAAAGTAATATGCTGAAATCTTTGGCCTTAGCTTCAGACAAAATGTCATCAGCGGTTGATCGCTCTAATCGAGCCTGGAAAGAAAATACAGCTCTGACGAACGAGGCTAACAAGCGGTATGCGACTACCGAATCCCAGTTGAAGATGTTTAAGAATCAGCTGACAGATATTGCTATTGAATTTGGCGGACCGCTCTTACAAGCCTTGAGAAACGGCCTTGATGCAGCTAAACCATGGATCACCAATCTAGCTGACATGGCTAAAGCTTTTAATAATATGAGCACCGAGCAACAACAGAGCATCATTAAGTGGGGGCTGTTGGCGGCGGCAATCGGACCAACGCTGAAGCTCCTCGGAGGTGGTTTGTCGATCTTAGGCGGCTTTATGAAAGGTATTGGAGGTGCTTCAAAAGCTATAGGTCAGCTTGTCGGTACTTTGAAAACCATCAGAGAAGTCGGTAGTATAGCTGGTGGTTTAAAAGCTGTGACAGCTGGAATAACCGAAACAGGCGCAGCTACTACAGCATTAGGGACTGCTACAGCGACAGCATCTGGTTCTACTACCTTGCTAGGCCAAGCTATAGCAGCTCTAGGAGGCCCGATAGGTCTTATGATTGGAGGCATTGGTTTAGTTACGGCTGGCTTGGTTTATCTCGGGAACGAGAAAGACAAGGCTCGAGTTAAAGCGGAAGAGTTTGGCACGCAACTAAGCGAAACAGCTCGTAGTGACCTGCGTAGCTTCCAGAAGGTGGTTGATGAGACCAGCAACACAGTCGCTAACTTTGGAACACATGCTGGTGATGCTGATAAGGTCGCTGGATCCTTTAAAAAGCTGTACGAAGAAGTGGTTAGCTCTGCTGATAAAGCCAATAAACGTCTTCAAGAGCTAGCTGACAAGTGGGGGATTAGTCCGGAGAAGGTCGCTAAAGCTCAGGAATATAATAACCAGATGGTAGCTAATACCGAGACGATGATGAATCAGATCAATGATATCTATCAACGCCATAACGGTGATGCGAGCAAGTTTTCCAAAGAAGAAAAAGAAATCATTCTGAACAATCAGAAAGAGATGATTTCCGCGAAGCTAGAACTCATGAACCTATCTGCTAAAGAGCAGAAGGCAGTTTTGCAGGCTTTAAATGGGGATATTATCACCCTAAATGAGACTCAGCTCAAACACTCGAGAGAGAGTTTGGAGAAGGCTATGAAGGAAGAGAATAGCCTGTATAAAGAGTCCAAAGCAGAACTGAAAGAAATGCTCAGCTCTAAATTGCTCACAAGGCAGGAATACAATGCCAAGATGAAGCAACTCGAGAGCGAGCATAATCAAACCATGGAAGGTTTGGCAACAAAATATCTGGAAGTCATGAAGACTCTGGATGATAAAGTCAAACTGCGGACAGGGCAGAGCTGGAACTACTGGGAGGAAGCAAAGAAACTACTCGAAGACTACGGCTTATCCTATGAAGAAATAGGAGAGAAAGCCTCTAAAGCTGCTAAGGAAGCAGGAAACTCGCACAGTATCCTTGCTAAATATAGCAGCGAAATGTCTGCTACAACCAAGGAGGCTAATGATGCCTGGTCTCTTTTGGTTGGTAATATCAATAAAAACAACCAATTTGAGGTTAAATCTAACGTCAAGGAGGTCATTGGCGAAGCAGTCAAATCCGCTGAGGGATGGGAGCAATTGAAGTTTATCGCTAAAGAAGCGGAGCTTAACTCTAATGCTCGGGCGACAATCGCTGAAGCTCTGGTCGAGTCTGGCAAGTGGGCAGAAATGTCTCTGGAAGAAAAGAAAATCATCGTCCAAAATCAGGCTGGCTTGCAGGCCATCTTTGATAGCCAGCAACACCTAGCCATCTGGAATAGTCTACCTGCCGAAACCAAGCAACTCCTGATGAACAATCAGGATGTGATGAACAAGGCAGATGTGGCTAAGCAGGCTTTGGAAAACTACAATAAGCTGACCCCGCAGCAGAAAGAACTGCTGGCCAGAGATGAGGAGTTTCAAAAGGCGCTTTCTCGCTCTACAGAAACTCTGAAAAATTGGGATATGGCTAATCCATTTCCCAAGGATCTTTTGGTCAATGGCGATAACGCTCTTTTAAATACAGGGTTAAGTATCGCTAAGCTTGATATGTGGAATCAGGCAGCTGCGCCAACGAAGGAGCTAAAAGGCGATTCAACCTCTGCTGTGACAGAAATTGGTAAGGCAATTGGGGCGGCTTGGAATTTTAACAACTTGACCGTTCCTACGAAAAATTTGAACGGTGACTCTACTTCGGCAGTAGTAGAGGTCGGGAAAGCTATCGGTGCAGTTAATAACTTTAATGGTACGGCAGCCCCAACTAAACCACTGCCATCTGATGCTACTCCGACTCAGAATGCATCGAATCAAGCTATTGGAGCAGTCAATAGCTTTAACAATACCTTGGCTCCGACGAAGATGCTTACAGGAGACCCTAGCTCCGTCCTTGGCGCTTCTAACCAAGGTATCAGAGGATTAAATAGCTTCAACGGCACTCCTACGCCAACCAAACACCTTACGGCTGTTGACAATGCGTCTGGGGTTGCTTGGGGGGTTATTGGCACCCTAAACAGCATTCCGCGGACGATTACAACGGTCATTCAGACTGTGCGAAGCTGGATCGGGCATGAAAAGGGAACTAATTTCCACGAGGGCGGCCCCGCTATGGTCAACGACCAGAGAGGTACGCTCTATAAAGAAATGGTTACTTTGCCTGACGGTACTTCCTTTATCCCGGAAGGACGGAATGTAATTTTGCCACTTCCTCGCGGATCAAAAGTCTTAAAAGCTGGACTTACGCGAAACTTGATGAATTCTCTAGGAATGCCGCTTTATGCTGACGGGATAGGCTGGGAGAATACTAAGGTCGCTAAAATCACTCAACGGATCAAAAATATTAATGAGTGGAAGAAGGAAACCGAGGAGCAAGATTTGGCTTCGCTCATGGAAGAACTGCTAAAAGAGACGAGACTTGGAAATCGAAAGACCACTCGTCCAAACCAAAACTATACCCTAAATGTGAGCGGCCAAGGTGGCACTCGCGAATTAACGCCGGAATTTATGCAGCGGTTGATCAGAGAATTAGCTTACTACACCAGACAGGAAGGAGGTAGAATGACTTGACCTATTTTGTATTTAACGGAAAATCAAATAAGGAATTTGGTTTAGGAATCGCTGTAGGAAAAGTACATTCTGCAGCTTCCCCTGAAGTAGAAAGAATTGCTGTACCAGGGCGAGACGGTGATTTGCTGGTAAGCAAGAATAGACTGAATGCTGTAGAGAAAAGCTTTCCGGTCAATCTTGTCAGCGAAGCTGGTCTTATTGCGACCAATATCTCAGCTATCAGCGAATGGCTAGGGGTTTTAGGTTACCGCGACTTGACCATTTCTTATGATCCGGAATTCGTTTATCGAGCATCTTACCTTGAAACTTTTAGTGTTGAGGAGACGCTTCGGCAATTTGGGAAAACAAACATTACCTTTCTTTGCCACCCTGTCAAATATTATAAAGATGGATTGGCTAAGGTGAATCTGACTAGTGGACAGACGTTGAGAGGGAAAGGCAATGTCCCTGCAAAGCCCATCATTGAAATTCGCGGGAACGGCACAACGACATTGACCATCAATGGTCGCAAGACAAAGCTCAAGGATATCCAGGGCACAATTACACTAGATATGGCTGCAAATCAGGTCTATTCTGGTAACTTGCCAGCTTGGGATAAGATGGTGCGTGCGCCGGAATACCAGAAGCCTTTTCTTGATGCGGGGTCAAACAAAATTTCTTGGGATGGGAATTTCCAAGTCTCGATTATCCCGAATTGGGGGGTGAAGATTTGAAACCCATTTTATACAACAAAAACGAAACTAGGTTTGACACCTACGGCTTAGGAGAAATCGATGCTCTAAAAGGCAACGCTACCAGAGAACGCAACGGGAATTACTCCGCTTACCTGGAATATCCAGCTAGTGGGCCCTTAGCATCTGTATTTGAAAAAGAAATGAAATTTAAGGCAGATGCAGGCACACGAACTAAGAACCAGACATTTGAAATCGTACGCATCGTCAAAGACAGCTCTAGTACGATCAAGATTTATGCGCAGCATATATCTCACAAATTAGAGTATATGAGTGTGAGGCACGGAATCAAGGTATCTGGAACAGCTGATTTGGCCTTGAAAACTTGGGCGAAGAACCTGGTAGGAGACTATCATTTTGACACATGGTCAGATATTGATACGGTGCTTCCCGTCACTTTTCTAGTGGATAAGATGGAGAATGCCCGACTTGCTTTGGGTGGAGTAGAAGGCTCCATCTTAGACATTTGGGGCGGCGAGTATGAGTTCGACAACCAAACGGTCCGTTTGCATAAGCGGCTTGGTCGTAGAGCTCCTACCGTCCTGGAATACGGTCGAAACATCTTATCTGCCGAATCAGACGAAAGTATTGAGTCAGCTTATACTTCTGTCGTGCCTTTTGCTACTTACACGCCAGAGAGTCAGGAAGGCGACTCGAGACAACAAGATCCCGTTCTGGTGACCATTCCTGAAAGCTATGTGGACAGTAAGTATGTATCAATGTACGCTAATCGCCGAATTAAGGTCGTTGATTTTTCCGGCGAATTTAAAGACGAAGGCACGGGAGAGGGTAAGAAGAAGGACATCCTGACTCCTGAAAAGCTAAAAGCCTTAGCGATTAAGTACATGGAAAGCAATCGGATTGGCGCGCCCAAAATTAACACAAAAATCGAGTATGTGGATTTGGCGCAGACACTTGATTATGCGGAGCGAGGGTGGATTGAAGAACTTGAACTCTGCGATATCGTCCCTGTTTACTATCCAGAAATTGGAATTACTGAAGATGATGCGAAAGTGACTAAAGTTGTTTACGACTTTTTAAACGATCGCAACGAATCGGTGGAATTTGGCATGATCGGAGAATCTATCCGGTCAGCCATGACAGGAGGCTTAGCAGGCCGTTTGGACGATTTGGAAAAGAACCAGCAATCTCTTGAAAATCGCCAATCTGAAATGGCCTTCGAACTGCCAAAATACTTACTTGATGCGAAAGGGAACCGTGTCTGGAACGAAACGCCAGACGAAAACATTGAGCATAAAGTTGGTGATATTTGGTTTGAGAAGAACGGACTCTACCAAAGACTCTACATTTGGAATGGAGAGATGTGGGAAAAACGCATCGATACTGAAGATGTGTCTAAAGTGGGTGAGAAATTTGACGCTGAAGTCAAAAAAATCAACCAATCCATGGCCACCCAGACCCAGCAAACCACCCAAGCCCTCCGCACGGCTGGCGCTAACGCCTCAGCTATCGAGGCGGCCAAGGGTGCTATCACCAAGCTCAATCAGGACTTGACTGGTGCCAAGCAGACGAATCAGGCTGCGATAGACCGACTAAAATCTGACTTTGCTAGTGCTCAGCAGGCGGCGAGCAACCAAACAGCGCTCCTGAAAAGCGACTTGGCCAACATCCGCACCAAACAGTCTCAAGCCGAGTCTGAGATAACAAAGCAAGTCGCAGCACTCAATGCGGCTAAAACCGAGCTTGCGGGCGTAAAATCAGCTCAAGCAACGTTTGAGCAGACGACGCAACGTAGGCTGGCAGAGCTGACCAACGTAGCCGACAGCAAGGCCAGCAAGTCTGATCTCACGCAAACGGCTGAGGAGCTGAAAAGTCGGATAGCGAGCGTGTATTTAGGTCGTAGAAATCTACTCAAGCAGACGCGAACTTTAGCCTTGAGCGAGGAAAAGCCTTGGATAACAGCAGACAACCACAACGGTTTCGTGATTGCCCGATCGGTTGCTAAAGATAAGTTCACCGACACTGTAAAGTTGAGGACGTCTGAACCGCCAAAAGGGACAGAATATGTACTAGTATTCTACGCTCGTGCTTCAAGGGACAACTACCCGATCCGCACCCATTTTTATAGCCCAAATACGACCTTATCTCTCGAGACTAGCACGGGTTACAAACGAGAACGAAGTGGCGATGGAGAAGCTAAGCTGATCATCAATCGAGAATGGAAACGCTATTGGGTCAAGTACACGCAAACAGCGACAGACGAAATCAAAAGAGTGTTTATAGGTAGGCATGGTTCTATCATCGATGGTGGCGATAGTACAACTACTGTAGAGATCTGCGCCCCTGCCCTTTTTGAGGGCAACCTTGTCGGTGACTGGTCACCAGCATACGAAGACCAAGACGAACGTGTCTCAGCTGTTGAGTCCAACTTTAAGCAAAGAGCCGACTCGCTCGAAGCTGGAGTGAACCGCTTGACCGAGGGTCTCAAGACCAAGGCTGATAACAGCGCTTTGACTGTATTCTCAGATAGTATCAAACAGTCAGTCAAGTCACTCGAGACCAACATGGATAACAAGCTGGACTCAAAATTGAGCACGGCCGAATTTGATGTGCGAGCGAATCGAATCAGTCAGGAAATCGTCAACGCAACCAAGGACAAGGCTGATAAGACCTTGGTTACGTCTGAGGCTGGGAAGCTGAGGGAGGAGATAGCAAGTCTGTCTGTTGGTGGAGTCAACCTGCTCAAAAGGACCAAGGCTTTTGATAGAGTCAACGGTCAGTCTCGACTATTATCTGAGACCTACAATAATTGCGCAGTCAGGTACTTTAAAAATGCAGACGCTAACTCTGCATATCAGGAAATCGCTGCGTATTCCAATGCGCTCTATCCAGAGCTGGGCAGTACCTACACCCTGTCCTTTTGGGCTAAAGGCACAGGCGAGATGACTACATTTTTCTACGGCCATAGAGGATACTTACGTGTAGCTTCGGGCACATCTAGTCAAGGTCTTGTCGCAAAAGCTGGCGATGGAGAATGTCGCTTCACGCTCTCTGCTGACTGGCGGAGGTACTATGTTGTTTACAAGCTCGCAGATGCGCCAGCAGAAGCAACTAGTATCTATAAGCATGTGTTATTTAGACACAATAGCCGAAGCACGACAGACGAGATTTGGTTGGCTGGGGTCAAGTTAGAAAGAGGAAATCTAGCGAGTGACTACAGTGAGAATCCCGAAGATGTCGAAGGCCTCATCACTGAGGCCAAGGCAACCTTCGAGCGCACAGCTCAAGGTTTGCGGACAGACTTGTCGGCGGTACAAGCTTACGTCAGCGCTGACGGCACACGAGCGGAAGCTCTACGGACTTACTCCCGTGAAGAGACCGCACGTCAGCTGACAGCCGAGCGAAAGGCTATTGAGGCTGGCTACGTGGCCAAAGCCCAGCACGCAGAGGACGTGCGGAGCATAAGCAGGCGGTTCGAGGAGTTGGTTGTAGGCGGTCGGAATTTGATGGGTGTGTTTAACACAACGCCTGTCAAAGCAAGTTTTGAACCTGAAACATACAAGCTTACAGCAAAGACTACCCAAAATACAACTAGACCAACATTGATGCTACAATTCCGCTGGGCAGATGGTTCTTATGGTGCCGCAGTAACAATTAGCGAGACAGGCCGATTTGCTCGCAAGTTTAAAATAACAAAACCATACTCAGAATTACGCATAAAATTTAATTGCAACAAAGAAGACGCAGTCTTGCTCTTTAAAGGCAATAAATTTATCGAGCAGAATATAGACTATTATTTTACTGGCGACTTGATTAACCTGTCACCAAACGACAGTCAAGCAGATTTTTTAAAAATCGAAAAAGCGACTATCACCTCAGACTGGTCGCCAGCCCCTGAAGACGCAACAGCCTACGCAGATACAAAACTTTCCGAATACAAGCAAGGCATTGACGGCCAACTGGCCACTGTGCAAGCTGCCCTTAATACAGCTAATGGCTCGCTGACAAGCTTTAATACGTGGAAGCAGTCAGCGCAGGAAACGCTGAATAAAGTCGGCAGAGTCGAGTCTGGTCTTAACGAGGCCAAGACTAGCTTAGCTGAGTTTAAGCGGACGGCAGAGGGGCAGCTATCTACGATTACTCAGCAGATAGCAGGTAAAGCTAGTCAGACCGATTTCCAGCGTGTGCAGGAAACAAGTAAGCTCTACGAGCGTTTGATTGGCTCGACCGAAAAAGAGGTCACAGACAAGGTCTCTCGCATGGTCATGACCAATCAGCTTTTTCAGACAGAGGTATCCAAGAACCAAGGTTTGAGGACGGTGCAGAGTCAACTAGCTGGAAGCTGGTCGATCAAAAATCTCAACTCGGCTAGCGATATCCTTGGTCAGCTCAATTTAAATCCAGATGGATCAGTCTCAATCAACGAGGGGCTGATCTCTATCGGAGATAAGACCCATATCAAGAACGGCGTCATCAAGAATGCCATGATTGAAAGCATGCTTGCGGACAAAATAACAGCCGGCACACTCAACGCTGCGAACGTTAACATTATCAACTTAAACGCTAACAAGATTGTTGGATTAGATGCCAACTTTATCAAGTCTAAAATCGAGTTAGCGTTTATTGAGTGGATGAAAGGTAAGACTATCAGCGCTCAAAACGATGCGATGCAAATCAATCTAAATGATGGGCATGTGCTCTTTTACAACGACGACGCATCCATCAAGCGAGTTGCGGCAGGTTATCCAACGCAATTCATCCGCTACGAAAACAAGCAGGAAAACGGTCAGAATCACGGTCGTACCATCATCGGAAGTAATCGAAATGGTACGAACGCTTGGAAATCGGTCTCTTTTGCGGGCCTTGTCATTGACAACAATTCGAACAACAGCGTCGATAAAATCTATCAATTTGGGGACTATAACCATCTGAGACACGCGCAGGGTGATGATGGCTGGAATTTTAGCGTAGTAACGCAAACAATGACGCCTGGCGTCTGGAACAAAAACTCGGAAATTTGGGCGCGACACTTTGTTGTGCCTCGTAATACAAAAGGGGACACGGATAACCCAACGCAGTTTATCCGCTTAGAAGAAAGCGTAGCCGCGATTTGGAATATCTTAAACCACGCAGCCAGTGGCCAAGTCACGATGACGCAAGCGATGAAAAACTTGATTAATTCAAGGAGGGCCGCTTGGGACATCGTCCGGAATGTAGGATAAAAGGAGAAAAAATGAACGAAAGCATACAAAATAATTTAGCGATCGAAATCGCTAATAAATCATTAAGAATCGCAACGCTTGTAGCTCAAAATGAAGAGCTACAAGCGCAATTGGAGCAAGCTTTTGATCGTAACCAAGAGCTTGAAACTTTGCTTGAAACAAGCACAGCACCAGAAGCAGAAACAGAAAAAGGAGAATAGCTATGACTTTGGAAATTACAAAAACTACGAAAATGACTGGAAGCGTGAAGGTTGGCGATACAGTAGTCAAGACGTTGACTGCGGACATCGACGACAAAGGTGTATCAACAGTCACTGAATGGCTCAATGACGCTGAGGCCTATGCTGCGAATCGTCGTGAGGTTCGCACGCAGGAAAAAGCGTTCCAAGACGCGGTCTATGCCGCTGAGGATGCGATTATCACAGAGCTGGAAGCCGGGGCTAAAGAAAAGAAAGGGTGATGAATGCAGGCTAACGTTTTGGAATGGTCACATGGCTTACGTGGCTTAATTGATACGCAGGATGAACTGATTGTGTTTACTTTAGCACTTATCATGGGTGCTATGGCTATTGACTTCCTGACAGGGACTCTGGCCGCTAAGCTCAACCCAAACATTGAATTTCGTAGCAAAGAAGGGATCAACGGAATTATTCGCAAGATTGCTAGTATCGCTTTACTAGCTTTTTGCATTCCGCTGTCTATCTTGCTACCTGAAGGAATTGGACTGGGAGCTCTACAGATACTTTATTTCGGTTATCTGTTTTTTGAGCTAAAATCTATTCTGGAAAATTTCGACAAGCTCGGGATTAACACAACATTTTTTCGAGAGTTTATCGAAAAAATATCAAATTCGGGTAAAAATGATAAAAAATAGAATAAAAGAGCAGGCACTGAAGCTTGCTCTGTTTGCTTTTGCTGCGGGCTACTTTTGGCTCGCGGCGTTTGAAAAATTGAAAGGAAAATAATATGCGTAAATATAAATTATTTCAGGATGAAGTCCTTGGATACGGTTTTGACATTGACGGTTGGTTTGGCTGGCAATGTTGGGACGGATACGCTAAATACTGTCTTTGGTTAGGCGTTCCGTTTGCAAATTGCACTGATTCGTATTATGTGAAGGACATTTGGGTGCAGCGACATACAAATGGCATGCTAAACTATTTTGACGAAGTTGAAAATATGGAAGAAGGTGATATCGCTGTATTTATGGAATCTGATCCAACACCTGTCTCTCATATTGCCATTTTTGCTGGGGATATCGATGGTACTCAAGGTTGGTTCCTTGGACAAAATCAAGGTGGTGCTGCCGGGCCTGATGGTGGTGGTGT